CACCGTCCTCGTCAATGAGGATCATGTTCATTGATTTGATCTCACCGTTGTTATAACGGTCAATCGTTCCAGGAACAAATTTCAATTTCCCGCCAGGGATAATTTCATTAACCGTTCCTTGAGATTCCAACTTAGTGGATGGTTCATAAACTTTAAATTGTAGTGCCACGTGTGTTTTGATTTAGGTGTATTGGCATGACGGGGAGCCACTCGACTCCCTCAATTTTTGCGTGGGGTTGCTATTGGAAGTAACCTCCTCCCCCATTGACACAATAGTTTTCCAAATTTTGAAAATTTTGGTGGGGGGCTTCTTCCCAATCACCACATAGTGCGGGGTGCTCATTGAAAAACAGAAATAATAAAATTTGTTATTTTCACGGAGGATGTTTTATATTTGTTTAAACCAATAAGGAAATGATTGTACAACGACTAAAGAAGGAGCTTGACAATGACACCTCTGTGTCATACAGATATTATTCTGTTCTTTCTGCATTGAATGATTTGGAGCTTACAGATAGAGAGGTGCAGTTGATGTCGTTCATTGCTGTTTCTGGAAGTATTTCTGTTCCTAGTAATAGAGAGAAGTTTTGCAGCACCTACCAAACAACAGGAGCTACAGTGAACAACATGGTAAGCAAACTAAAGAAGCGTAACCTCTTGCTTAAGAAAGATGGGAAGATTGTTGTCAATCCGTTGATATCGTTGGATTTCTCAAATGACATTTCGTTAGAGATAAAGATTTTACATGGAGGAAAAGCTTAGTTCGATGTCTCATAGAGATTGGTTTGTCAAGCGATTGGCAAAGCAGCTCAACATAGACATCTCCATAGTTGATGAGGTGATTAAGCATCAGTTTGATAGTGTCATTAATGCTACACAGAAGCATAAGATAGTGGAGATTTCTGGATGGGGCACGTTGAGGTGGAGTGATGAGGCAGCTCAGAAAAAGCTTGACACAATGGATGCTCAGATACGTGCTATTAGAAATAAGATTGCGTCCTCTGATAGTGAGACAAAGGTTCAGAAATGGAATGACGTGATAGATGAGATGCTTTTGAAACGTAAAATATTAATCAATAGAATAAATGAGCTTAACGCAGATTTACGAAGGTTGGAAAAACAATCTGTTTCCAGAAGAAAAACTAAAGGCACAGATAGAACAGGTGGCAGCACAGAGAATAGCAATTTGTGACGATTGTCAGTTTCATTCTAAGCGTCATAAAACAATACGTCCTGATGCACATTGTACAAATTGTGGATGTACGCTTTCTGCTAAAACTAAATGCTTATCGTGTGCGTGTCCTATTAACAAGTGGTCATCTGTAATGACAAGAGAACAAGAAGACGAATATGACGAAGCGACAGAACAATAAAGAGATTAGGTTTCGTAAGATTAACTTACAACTGCTCATCGAGACCTTGACACATATATATGATGCTGGTGCTGATTATGTAGATATAGTGGGAATGCAAGATGATGTCCAGGACACAATTAATATTATTGTGCAAGAGGAATACATGACAGAGGAACCCATTGAGGAAGAAGAAGAAGACATTCCTGATGAGCCTCAAACACCACTTTCTGATGAAGATATAAACAATTTGATAGATGAATAGAGCTATGATTGGACAGGAATCAATGTCCGTGATTGAAAGATTGGCAGCCTTGTGCGCCACTCCTGGTATTGATGACAAGACCAAGGAGATTGCTAACAAGCAGATACAGGAGCTACTTAGTGGCCCTATACAAGTGAGTGTGCTAGAGCTGAAAACAGCTGCGCAGGGAATTGTAACTCTATCCTAATGGCAGCCCCAAAGAAAACTACATACATTAATACAGAGCTCGATTGGGCAGAGCAACAGCTTTCTAGCTGGAAGCAATATGTCGATGCTAATCCTATGCATGAGCTGAAGGATAGGATTGAATGGAAGCCTACAGCTAAGGGTGGAATGCTGCCTATGGTGATTGCTAGTATTGAGAGCCAGGGTAAGTTTATTCAAGAGACCATGAAGAACTATTTAGCTCTTCTTGAGGTGGTGGATAAGCTGAGAGAGAAGGAAGAATCAAAGATTGAAATACGTGGTAACGGAGATCTAGGCTCTATGGCTGAGGATTTTCTTAAGGGTAGAAAATGAATTTAGAAAATGTTGCATATAGTGAATGGTTGATTAATCAGACACGTCTTCCTGACAAGAGTTCACAGGAATACAAGCCTTTTTATGAGTTTCATAAGAAGCTGTGTCTTGATGGGTTTATGATGGATGGTGTGTTTATCAATCCGTTCCTGTATTGGCACCTTAATCTATGGCATACAGAAGTGGATGTTATGGATGATAGAGGACGCATCTACCAGCAATATGCCAATCCGTCTCTAAGAGACAATGAGTGGTTAGTAACAAACGAAATAGACAGAGCCCATGCTGAGAAGCGTGGGTTGGTCATTTTGGGGATTAGACGTTTTGCTAAGTCTGTGCTTGAGGCTAGTTACATTGCGTGGGGAGCTACGTTTGATGAGAACTCTCAGAATGTTATTGCTGGCTTGAATGCTCCAGATATTAAGCTTATTACAGACAAGCTTGACAAAGGCTTGAACTTCCTTCCTGAGTATTTTAGATGGCAACGTGTAGAGGATAACTGGAAGAATCAAGTGACGTTAGGTATTAAGACAAAGGGAGGAGAGCGTATTCCCTTCTCACAAATCTTAATACGTAACCTTGATGAGGGCAATAACGAAGAAGCTATTGCTGGTACAAAGCCACGAAAGCTCATCATTGACGAGATTGGTAAGGGCTCTTTCTTACGAGGCTTACAGGCTGCTGTTCCTGGCTTTACAACACCGTTTGGATGGGGATGTTCTCCTATTCTTACAGGTACAGGAGGTGACATGAAGAGATTCATGGATGCTAAGTCATTGATGTTTGATGTTGACAATTACAACTTCTTGACATACAACAATGAGGAGGACACTAGGCGTGTGCATGGCTTATTCATTTCTAATAAATACAGAATGGAAGCCAAAGAACCTGGTACATTAGGAAGCTATCTCAATGCACCAAAAACTAGTGATCTACACAATGTGCAAATGCTAGTGTCTGATGAGGAGAAAGCTGACAAAATCACCAATGAAAACCTAGAAAGACTAAAGAAAGCTGGCGATAGAGTTGCTTATTTGAAAGAAAAAATGTATTATCCACAGAAGGTGGATGACATATTTCTTAACGAAGACACTAACATCTTTGATATTGAAGCTGCTAAAAGGCAGAAAATCAGGCTGCTACAGAACGAAAGAACTGGCACACCTGTTATATTATTTAGTGACGAGGGAAAGATTGGGCACGAGTTCACAGACAAGATGCCAATTTCAAACTTTCCTCTCAAGAGTACAGATGCAAAAGACGCTCCTGTAGTGATATATGAATTTCCTATAGAGAATCCTCCGTATGGATTGTATGTTGCAGGAGTTGACCCCTACAGACAAGGACAGGCAAAGTATTCAACTTCACTAGGTTCTGTGTATATTTACAAGAGAATGCATGATCTCACTGGTGAGAAATATCAGGATATGTTCGTAGCTTCGTATTGTGCAAGACCTGATAAGAAGGAAACGTGGGAAGAACAGGCTAGATTACTAATTAAATATTACAACGCTAGGGCTCTCTGTGAAAATGATGATATTTCTTTCATCGAATACATGAAGAGTAAGGGTGATGCTCATTATCTAGAGAAGCAAC